CAATATAGTCATTATTGTTTCATTAGTAATATTCCCAAATAAATTAGCGAATCTTTCTATTTGTCTATTTATATAATTATGTATCTCATACTGATTTTGGTGTAAGTCGCTTGTAATTGATTCCATTACTGTCCTCATTTCATCTAATTCTGGTTCTGGAATAAACGACATAAGTACATCAAAAATTCTATCTCCAGATGCAAGTAAGTCATATTGCCCAGGAGCATCATTATAATCTATTATTAAATAAGTATAGTTTTCTACTAATTTAAGTCTATATAACATATACGCAGCAGACGAGTTTGAATTTAAATCACCCTCTTTATTTGTGTAGCAAACTTTAACAATACTTCCACAAATAGAAGCCTTCTCCGCATATGGTATATATGTTCTCTTTATTATGTTTTTCAATAATAAATTTTTAGTATCAGCAGATTTTCTGCCATTGTATTTCTCAATAAAATCATTTAATGTAATAACTTTAGTATTTTCAGCCATGTCTATTCTCCTTTTATTCGAGTATTTATTTTATTAAATTTATTACAAGAATTATCAATAACATCTTCCTGAACACGACCCTCTTTCGCTTTTCGCAAAATAGAGCAATTCCTGTTATATCTCTTGCATTTCCTACAATTATCTTCAAAATCATTTAGTTCATTGATATTATTAAAAATACCGATAAAATCAGTTTTGTAAATGGTGTATTCAATGCGTGGATTCTTACTATCATACATTACTTTTACAACACGCTCGCAAGCCATGTTATCATCAATCCAAACAACCCCAGAATCAGTAATAGCATCAAACGCTACCTTCCAATAATTATTGGTATCCATATCAATTCGTGGAAAATAAAAAACAGCATCTACATAGTAGTGCTGAAATGGATTGGGATCTAAAACCCAGCCTTGTTTATTTACCTCATTTTTTACGTAATTTGAAAAATTAGTTTTAAATTCCTCTGCTTCTTTAGTCTTATGACTAGAAGGAATATATTTATTTCCTTTCCTTACAATAGTGTATTGCAAATAATGATTCACAGATACAAAATCATTAATTACTAATTTTAACTCGGAGGACATTCGTTCAACATCCCTTTCGTCAAATAATGATTAATAATAATCTCTTCTTCTGTAGGAATATGATTGAGAGATTCATCTTGAACATCCAATATCTCATATGTTACTTCAATTGGAACAACAACAACCTCACCAGCAAATTCACGGCACTCACCCGTTTTATAATCCTGTGCAAGCCACTGTGCATCTTCAGCATTTTTTACTTTTGTAGCCTGTTCAATTTTTTTCATGAACGCATATCCACCACCATCTCTAATTGGAATAGCCCTCATATACATAGTGGGAGAGGACATAGTGGCAACAACATAATATATCTTCTTACTTAATGCGTATTTAGTCATACTATACTCCTTTTACTCTAATTCATAATTTAACCATTTTTGATAGACTTCTTTTGTTTCTGATTTTAAATAAATGAAAACTATAACATCATTTCCTGTTTTATCTATACTCGGGTACATATCTATTGGATAGATTCTGTTCTTTATATATAAAATGTTCTGCTTCGGATTTACTATTCTGCACACTTCGTGTTCATTATAATTCCTCGGATTAAGATTACTTTCTATGTTCATTCCTGATGCTCCTTTTTTACAAATTAAATAACTAACTCTGAAGAATTCACAATTAGCTATTTAAAAAATAAAAAAAGGAGAGAACAATATTAGAAAATCGCTCTCTCCTCTCATAAAAAATCACTATTCAATAAATACTAATTCTCTGATACTTCAGAAGTTTTTGCGGTATCTTTTTTTACCGTATTATCTACATTCTTTTTAGAATTTTTCTTATTTTCCACTTGTCTCTTAGGAGTAACGGATATGTTATCCTCATGCATAATAGCATTAATAGTTTCCTGTATATCCTCTTTAAATTTTCGAAGATTAGACAAATCAGTAGATTTCAGAAGCCTTTTGGCTTCATCTTTTGTAATAACCTTTTGCGTATAGTCAATTGCAATGCGAAGGGCATCTTTACAACCAGCCGAACAATATCTATTCATCCAGGGTGGAAGATTAGAAAAACTCCTGCATGTATTACAATACTCATACTCTTTACCGCAAACAGCACAGATTCTTGCGTATTTGCTTTTCTTTGACATAATTTTTACCGTCCTATCTTCTTTAGCAGTTTATAAAAATTGACCACGGGAGTCCCGTGGTCATTACAAACTATTTATTACTCCTCTTCGTCATCCTCTGCCATAACAATCTGGTAAAGAACTTTGTCAGCGGAACAGTAATCTACCTGAAGAGTTCCATTGAAGTCCATTGTGGACTCGGTATCCAGTGTAATTTCGCACTCTGGAGATACCTGGAAGGAAGGCAGAATAATGTAGCAAGCACGCAGAACGTCTGCCTCACAAGGATCTACACAGAGAGCCTTAAGAGTAAGTTTAACAGTAGACGGGAATTTATCTGCTCTGTTAATCATGCTAATAGCATTTTCTTCGGAACGATTGTATTTAACAAAATACTGATCTACTCCCTCAGCAGTAGGAGGAGTAAGAGTTCCAGAAGCAAATGTATAAGCTGTTGCAGAAGCTGCCTGTCCAAGCTCAAACTCATCACCAAGAGCACCATTGTTGCCTAATGCATAAACACGCATAGAGCCATCATTTTTATAGTTACTAACAGTTAATGTCTTTCCAGCTTTAACTACTTCCATCTTAGGCATATCAATCTTTGCGGCTGCAGTTCCTAATGTCTTTTCGGAACCAGATTCAGCAGCAAGAATGTTTAAATTCACCATAGCATTACTTGCGGAAAATTCTCCCGTCTTGCCCTGCCAAAACCTTTTGACGAGCGTGCCTGTGCCATCAACAGCATCTTTAGATTCAGCAGTGATACTAATAGTAGCATCAGTTAACTGTGTTAAAACATAAAGTAATTCGCCAGCGGAGTTTTCAGCTACGCCATACTGCACTCTATCAATAATAATGTCATCCAAATTGAAAGCCATAATTATATCCCCTTTCTTTTCTTAATTAAAAAAGGAGTAGCATTAGCTACTCCAGATTATTTAATCTCTCTCATGAAATTAAATTGATTTTTATCTATCTTACTTGTGTCGCAAAAACCACTGTAAGAACCTTGAATTAAGGCTCTGGTGTTCTCATACACTTGTAGTCTTTGGACACTATCCATAAACTCAATTATTCCAACTTCCTTTAATTCACTTGATTTATATTTGAAACCTGGATGATTAATACAGGCAGAAATCATCGGAAATAAAGTAGAATTATTAGAATAAGGATTTTTAGCCCGTTCTATTTTTTCTTTTTCCCTTTTCTGTCTCTCCTCATCAATCATCCATTGCTTCGTTGTTTTACCCTTAGCCTTTTCAACCTTGGGGTTAATGTTGAACATCTTTCTAATATAAGCACGTATATGTAAATAAATTTCCTCTGTGACAATGACATCTTGTTCTTCATTGTATAATAATGGAGGAGAATCAGTGCCATCATCTAATATCATAGAAGCTTTATTAAACTTACTCCAATCTAGATCTCCAAACAATATCCTTGTTTTCTCTACATCTAAACCAGATATTAAAGACGAGAATAATTCAAAATCTGATATCTTATTCCAATCAATACCCAAATCCCAAAGAGTTAGTCTATAAGATGTAGTATTTGCAACAAATATACTGACAACAGAGTAAACATAATCTTCACCATATTCTATAATATCTCCAATTGTAGGCTGATGAATTACAATATCATCAGTTACACGATAGTCTTCACCAAAGTATAATCTCAACATATCAAATTGATATTCTGAATTGTTTTGGTTAATTATTGATTCGTTTTTCTCATGCTCTTTTTGTACAGCAAGATTAACAGCAACATCAATTTTGGAAAAATTACTTGAATCTGTCATACTTGTTGTTCATTCCCATATGTCCTTTTACGACATTTGCCTCTAAAATCTTAAATCTTAAAGTACGAGCATAGTATTTTTTATCAATAATATCATTCCTATCACTAACTAATTTACAATTTATTCCAAATACATTTGTCCAACACAATAAATCTCTTACGATATAATCAAGCAAGTCTGTTCTAACAATACCGTATTCGGTATCCATATCATCTTCATGTACTAAACACATAACTTCAATATATTGATTTTTGATTGCCTCATTAAAATGACTGACATCATAATCGTATACATCAAACAATAAAAAATTAATAACCTCATGTTGAAGACCATTTAATTTTATATATGGGATAATCTGTTCGTGCTTAATACTTGAATTGTATTCTATGATTTCTTTCCTTTCAGCAAGTTCTTCATCTGTAGGATTTTCTGAATCTTCGAATTTATTTAAAGGTCGTTGTTCTTTCTGTCCAAGTATTTCCATGATATCTGGATCTTCCTTGAACATTTTTAATAGTTTATCTTTTTTATATATGATGTCGTTATTACGACGATCTTCTAGATCTCGTTGAATATTTTTTATATCTCGTTTCATCATACTACCTCCAATTCAATAGAAGAGTAGTAATTTCCTGAAGTATCACTCACGGATAAAATGAAATGCTTTTGTTTTAAACTGCCAGCTTTGCCAACTCGCAGAGCAAGTACATTATTGTTAAATTTATTTAGAGTAATGAGATTCTCATAATATTCCTTAGTGTTATCTCCCAAATCAGGATTACCATCTAAAGATATTCTCCAATCTATTTGATTTAAATCATTATTAGAAGTTACACATTCAAAATAATAAACTTTCCCAACATGTAATTTATAATCAAAATCACTATGAGGAGTACTTACAATTTCTCCATCGTCATTGACAAACCGCCATTCAATAGATGATGGTTTACCAGAATCATCAATTTCTGGTTCTTCAACTTTTATTCTCCCCTCATCATTATAATAATTACATAATAATAATTTAGGTTCATCTCTATGCTCGTCAAAATCATCTTGCTGCATAGTCATCTTAATAATACCAAATGGAATAGTATCATCAACCTTAGAAACAATGTAACATTTAGGATGAATAATATTTCTCGTTATCATAAATCTCAAATCATAATGAATTGTTCTCGTATCATATAACCCAAGAGATGATAGATTATCTCCACCGTAAACATTCCATGTATCTGGAAGCCAAGCATTAGTGATATTGTCAAGAGATATTGACATATCTGCACTCCATGAACCAGATGTATAGGAATTTGCATTCCTCACACACCCAAAACATTCTTGTATTTCATTATTATATATCCATTTGAAATTCCAGTTACATTTTAAAATATTATATCTTACAAAAGCATTAGCATTATCTCTTCCAACAATAATCCACCATTGTGTTCTTTTATTAACTGGTTGAGAAAATGGATTCTCTAATTCTTCCTCAGTAAGATTTATACTAAAATCAGAATCATCTGGAATAATTACATAGCTACCTACTGGATAATGAACCTTTGGTCTAAATTGTATATAATGATCAACAGCATCCTTTAAAATAGAAGCTTTTGTATGTCTTTGATATTTGACATCTTCATATTTCCACCCATCAGATGTTAGAATATATACTTTTCTATACGTAGGATCTCCAGTAAAAGTAGCATCAATAATTTTATCAGACTGATTTCTTCTTAACTGAGATAGATTTTTTCCTCTCGATGATAAAATTGTTTTATATGTAGATAAATCCAACTTTATCACCTTCCAATCTTATCAACCATAGCGTGAGCATCCAATATTAATTTTCTGTACGAGCTAAAATTAAAATTATCCTTTTCTGTTTCATCATGTGCAGCTTCAAGAGAAGCCATGATACTTACCATCTCAGAAGGAAACATTAATATTTTATTTAACCCATTCAGTCGTTTCATTAATCCAATAAAATATTTATCAAAATCAATATCCCCGAAATTGGAGGATTTTGATGGATCTTTATAGATTAATAACCAATGTATTTCGCTATGAAGTTTTTTCTTAAATGATTCAAATTGCTCTTGACTGAACTCACCATATTTATGTTTCATCAGGACTCACCGTCCAAATAAGAATTAAATAGGTAACCCCTTCCGTGAAGCAAATCATCAAATTCTTTTTTCCATCTTTTCTGTAATTCTAGTAGTCCAGACAGATGTTCTTTCTGAGAATAGAATTTTTCATCATTGCTACCAAATAGTTGAGCAATATGTTGAATAGAATTAATTTTTGGCTGGAGCCATTTAAGTCCTACACCTAAAGAAAATAA